TTTCCAAAACTAAACTTATAGGATTTTCCTTCTTCTATTTTCATATATGCTTTTGGGAAGGCTGTTGGAAAAACTGTTATAGAATGTAAGTCCCTACTTGTATCTGCAAGAGTTAGAGATGCCATTTTCTTACCAGCTTTTGTAACTCTAGGCTTAAAAGATACTACAAACATTTCCTCGTCTTTGTAAGGCAATTGCTTGTATCCTAAAAACTTTACTAAAGCATTATCAGAATTTTTTATTTCATCAACAGGTATTGCAGAAACAATCCTGTTGTCATTACAAAGAGCCAAGTAAGTGCGACCAGTCTCAATAGTCGTATTTTCATCATCAAATATACCGATACTGCCAGTTTTGTCCAAAATTTCAACTCGTGACCACCCTGTTCCTCTTTTAATTAATTTTACCATACCCATAATAATGAAAGATCCCTTTTCTTCAAACTCTTCAATATCTTTAATAAATGCATAGTAGTGAGATGGAATTGTAATATTAAATTCTGGAAGGTTTAAATATTCATATAGATTTTCTTTAATCTCAGAATCATTTCTTGGATTATCTGGAAATGTTGCTCCACCAATAACCCTTAAGGCTTGTAGTGCTCTGCTATTAACGCCATTACCTTTTGTAAAAGTAAACTCTTCAAGTTGTTTGTAGGAAGTAAAAGGACGTGCAGCAATATATTTAGATGCAATGTTGTCAGATATGTATTTAATTCCCGTTAGTCCGAATCTTATTCCTTTGCCCTCAATCTTAAAGTCTGCATCTGAATCATTAATATGTGGCAGCTTAATTGAAATACCCATGCGCTTTGCTTCAATTAAATATTCTGTTCTACCGTCTTTATCTTTTTCATTTTTAAGAAGGGCAAACATAAACTCTAGTGGATAATAAAACTTTAACCACGCCGTCCAATACGAGAGAGTAGAGTAAGCGACTGCATGGCTCTTGTTAAACGAGTATCCCGCATGTGCCTCAAAGTCACGCCATAAATCCAAAGCTTCATTAGGACTAATATAGGCAGAAGCGCCACTAATAAAACGATCCTTAAAAATGTCAAATTCTTTAGCATCTTTCTTCTTTCCAATAATTTTACGAACTTGATCAGCTTCAGACATAGACATTCCACCTAAGTGAACACATGCTTGCATAACTTGCTCCTGATAAAGGACACAGCCATAAGTATCTTGTGTAAATGGTTTCATAATTTGGTGACTATAAGATACATTTTGTTTACCATGTTTACGTGCAATATAGTCTTTACCAATTGTATTCATTGCGCCTGGACGAACCAATGCATTTGATGCAGCAAGTTCATTAAGATTTTTTACACCCATTTTAATTAAAAGGTTGGTGTATGGTGTTGCTTCACATTGAAATACACCCTTAGTATATCCATCAGAAAGCATTTGATAGACATTAGAATCTTCCATATTAATTGAAAGCAAGTCTATATCTACATAGTGATTTTCCTTAACCATATTAATAGTATCTTTAATTACCGACAAAGTTTTTAATCCAAGTGCGTCAATCTTAATGAGGCCAATCCGTTCAGCTTCCTCCATGTCAATACCAACGACAGGTATGCGTTCATCAGACCCAGGAGAAGATCTTGTCTCCATCGGAGCAAACCTAAAAATCGGATCTTTGCTAGTGACCACACCAGCAGCGTGTATGCCAGTGCCACGAATACGACCACGAAGTTTTTCACCATATATCTCCACCTCTGGATATTTTTCACGAAACTCTCTAGTTGATTTTGATGTGCAGAAATCATCCCAAGTATCTACTAACTTTAAAACTTTGTTTACATCTGCTAAAGGAATATTTAAAACTCTAGAGATATCTCTAACAATTCCTTTTCCTCTAAACTGTAAGAATGTTGCAATGGAAGCAACATGTCTGTATTGTCTAACTAAATAATCCTTAACTTCTTCACGACGGTTGTCTTGAATATCTGTATCGATATCTGGAAAGTCATTACGGTCTGGATTAATAAAACGGAAAAACAATAGTCCATGTTTTATTGGATCAATATCAGTTATGCCAAGTGTGTAACAAACTAAAGAGCCAGCAGAAGAACCACGGCCAGGTCCTACAAGAATTCCTTCTTTCTTAGCCCAGTTAATCATACTTCTAACAACTAGAAAATAAGAAGCAAACTTTTTATTTTTAATAATTTCAAGTTCTTCATCTAGCCTGTCTATATATTCCTGATTACCATCAAGTCCTTTTAGCTTCAAACCTTCAATAGCAATGGCTTTAAGTTCTTTGTCTGGGTCTTTATATTGAACTGGGAGCAGGTTTAATCCATCTTTAAGGTCATAATCTTTAATTTTATCTGTTACTAGTAGGGTATTTGTATACATATCTTCTCTAGTTATACCCTGGGATTCCATGGCAAATTTCATTTCATCATATGATAATAAATGAATGTCAAACTTATTGAATGACATCTGTCTATCTGCCCCGTATAAATAGTCAAGACGCTTCATCATTCCATCTTGCTTTTTTGATTTTTCATATGTAGAAGTTTTTTCTACCTTAGCATGTGAATTCATAAGCAACTTAAACTCTTGAATTTCTTTTTGTGATTTATCAACATGGTGGCAGTCTGGAGTTACAACAACTTGGACCTTAAACTCATCTGCTAAATCAGATAGCTGTTTATTTACTTCTGCTCCATTGTGTGGCATAAGTTCCATATAAAAATCATCTACAAATACTCTCTTAAACCATTCAATATGTTTTTTGGCTTGGGCATATTCATTATGCTCAATAGCTTTTGCAATTATTCCGCTAAGACATCCAGATAAAACAATAATGCCTTCACTATACTTTTCTAATGTTTCAAAATCAAAGCGTGGCTTATTAAAGTATCCTTCAGTCCAAGCAATTTCATTAATCTTATTAAGATTTTCTAAACCTTTTTGGTCCTTGGCGAGAAGGATAATGTGAAAATAAACCATGTCAAGAGGATCAGTGCGTTCTGCCTTTGCTCTCTTGTCAAATCTATCAACACAAAAATATCCTTCTACACCTAGGATAGGCTTTACACCATTTGCTTTTGCAATTCGATACAGCTCTCGATGCCCAGATAAGGTTCCGTGATCTGTGATAGCCAATGCTGGCATACCAAGTTCAACTGCTCGGTTTATATATTCTTCTGGAGTAGCAACACCATCAAATAATGAATAGTGTGTATGGACGTGTAAGCCAGTATAGTTCATATTACCAATCAGCGTTTGTTGCTGAAGTGGTAGTTGGGCCATCAAAGCCCAAATAGAACGCTTCTTGTTCCGCATATGGAATCTTCTTTAGTGCAAGTTCCAATGGGAATGGTTCGATTCCAGACCAGTTAAATGGTTCTGTATCGGGTGCTGATGGAATTAGTGTGTAATTGGTTTCAGTTCCCTGACCATTACGCTTTAGCTTCCATACAACATTTGAGATGCTACCAGTTTCAAGTGCATACTCACGAATTGTATTAAATGATGATTGCTTACTGATACCCATTGACCAGATAGCGACATATGGCTTTTCAATTCCATCGTCAACTAGAACATTGCAATAAAAACGTAGGCGACCTCTCCAGCCAGCCTTTGGATCTTTACGATGCATTTCTTCTGCCCAGTCACGGCCTTCTGATTCCATTGTGTCTACAGCTTTGCGCTTATAGTCTTTTGGATTTGTGTGTTCTTTTACTACAAGTGATAAACCACGCTCTGCATTATAATTTGCAGAATCTTCGTCTAACTCTTCTATGAAACGAATCTTTACTGATTGTCCATCGGCAAGCTTTAGCCACTTTACCTTTGGTGAGTTTTCATCATATTTTGGCTTGTCGAGCAGGGCGTTGATTGCTTTTAATCCCTTTACTACGCTCATGTTTTCTCCTTCGTGTTGTTTATATTAGTTTAGCATAGACGATATAGATTTGTCAAATTGGAATTCTAAACTCCTAATTGTTTCATCATCCATATCACCAATGTCTTTGTATTTTTTATCTATCGTGATTACACTAATAAGAGATCCAAGTTTTTCTATTAACTTATCCTTCATTATTTTTCCAGCTTCATCATTATCTGCAACAAGTATAACGTTGTTGAAATACTTTTCTAATAGTCTGATTTGAGATGCAGACACATTAGCACCCAGAGTTGCAACTGCTGGGAAACCTACTTGATCTAATCGAATAGCATCAAATGATGATTCGACTACATATACAACGCTAGAGCTTTTTACTCTATGCAAATTAAATAAAATTTTACTTTTTGGCAATCCTGGAGTATTTTTAAACTCTTTACCTTCAACAGTTCTTGCAACAAATCCAATAGTCATTCCGTCTGGAGACTGCATTGGTATCGTAACAGAATCTTGTTTTTCTGAATAACCCAAATTAAATTTTATCACAGAATCTTTTGTAATTCTACGACCTTCAAAATATCTCATGGCTCTTGGAGATTCTGTTGCTTGATTATTTAATCTTTTAATTAAAAGCTCATCATATTGTATAAATTCTGGTGGGGCATACAGGGTTTTGTTTACAATATTTTCTATATTATGTTCTGTTTCTTTGCTTTTTATATACCTTGCAGTTTCAAAATATGTTCTTCCAGTAGTAAACATAACAAACTCTTCTAGGCTTTTTGTAGTTTGACAACCAAAACAAAAGAACAGTCCACTATCTTTTGCAACTTCTCCAGCAGGGGTTCTACTATTATTATGATATGGGCAATAGATAATAAAATCATTGCCAAACTCTGCTTCAACATCAATGCCAGCACCTGCCAATACCCTACGTATTTGCTCTTCTGTATAAATGTTTTTACGCATATGGTCCTAAAATACCATAACCAATTGTATACCTTAAACCATTTGTGGTTTCACAAACTCCATGCATTTCGTTCATTTTGTAGTATGCAATATCCCCAGCCCTTGGTTTATATTTATACTTATAATTTGGCAAAGAAAGTTCACCACCATCAAAATCATCATTGACGTATAGCATAGCAACAAAACTGTCTACTCTTTGATCTGTAATATCTTGGTGTTCCGTCATTGGGGTAAATGGAAGTAGCTTGGATACAGTTATTGTTGACCTAAGTGGTTCCATATGTTTCATCTTCTTATCTTTCATAAACTTAAATAAGGAAGCACTCATTATGTTTTGAAATAAACACCTAAGTTCAATAGCAGCATAGCTATCTTTTCTATCATTACAAAATGGAAGGTCCATTGTTAGGTGAGGCCTTCTTGTAATGCTTTGAAGTGGATAAGAATCTTTGCTTACAGTTTCAATAAGGTCAATCCAATACTGTGTATTTATATTGTTTGAATAAATAGTAATAAACTCATTATCAATTCTAGGTTTAATATTATTTTCCATCTTCGTAATCCTTATAACGATAATATCCTTTATCAAAGTCTGCCTGCACTAAAAAATCTCCCATAAAACCATTACGGTTTTTTCTAAATACACATTCAATAATATCACTATTGGTAGCACGACCTAAAGCCATAACCCAGTCAGCATCATAAGCAATCTGTCTAGACCAAGCGGTTTGACCTAGTGTCGGGGGGCTTGATAAATCTTTTACATCATCAGGGGTAGCAGATGAAATAGCAATAATAGGAACTTCTTCACTAATAGACATTAGCTTTAGTTCTCTTGAAAGGTTTTTCATTCTTACCGTTTCATTCTCAGACTTTTGATTTGGTGACATTAATTGTAAATAGTCCACTATAACAAAGTCTGGTCTATATTGATCAATCTTTCCACGAATAACCGAAGGAGTTACTTCACCACCACTATCGTTAGATATGATATGAAATTCTGGACGGCCCTCTACTTTATTTTTATGCCACTTTTTTAGCATATCAATTTCTATTTCGCCTTTACTTAACTTTCTATGAGACCACAGACCTTCACCCATAATTGCAAAAATACGATTACGAACTTCTGTTTCAGACATTTCTAAAGAAATAATCATTGGTGACTTTCCCTGCTTCCATGCTTGAACTGCAAAATATAGGGCCATCCAAGATTTACCAATGCCAGGGTAGGCTAGAAACACTCCAAGTTGACCTGGCATAATTCCAGAAGGTAGGTAATTATCAAATCCTGGTAGATTAGTTTTAATTCCAACCTGTCCTAATGCATTTTGTTTTTGAACATTTTCAAAATATGCAACTGCGGATTCTAAATCGGTAGCGTCAATATCTCTAATAGATGCAGTATTCTTTTTAAGTTCAGATGTTTTTGTAATTAAAGTTTCAAGTGCTTTTGGACCATTTCCACCTTGAACTTCTCCTGCTGCATTTTTAATTATGTCCTTTAGGCTGTCATTTAAATATTCAACTTGTAATTCTTCAAGATGATGCTTTGTAGCACCAACCCCTTCGATTGGTTCAAAATCTCTAAACTTTTCTCTAACTAAATCTACTGGAGGAAGTGATTGATTATTTTCAGAGTATAGGCGAATAAAGTTCCAGATGTCTCTATGTGTTCTAAGTAGGTTATCTACATTAGCCTGCAAGAGAACATGGATTTGCTTGTCTTTTAATACTGCAGTTATTAACTTAGCCTCTGTATTATTCACTTAACCACTTCCTTGCAATATTCCTGCGCTCTAATCTTTCATCTTTATCTTGCTCTATTTCTAGCTTTCCGTTTAAGATCTTTTCTGCATTATAGGCAAAATAATTCCATGTTGGGTCTTTTGCAATAGAAAAATAGTATTCAAGAAGATCGTAACATTCTGATACCCCATAAGACTCTACAAGTCCATCTGCTGCCCATTGTTCAGCATTAAGGTTCATGTTAGACTTTTGCTCATACCGCTGTAGATATAGTTTATTAAACCTACTAAGCAAAGCCATTCGGTCTTTGCGTTCAGCCACTACTCTGCTATTTCAGCTTTTGCTTCATTAATCTTATCGGTTAGCTTGTCTTCAACAAACTTGTATACACGTTCAAAAGCTTGGTCTACGTTTTCGCCATCACGCCTTGAATCGATAACTCCAAGATCTAAACGCAAAGATTGAAAGTTTCCAAGATTAAGAGTATATCCAAGAGTTACAGATACCTTTGTATTATCATTTTCCATTTTATCCACCCTTTTATTTGTTATTACAATTGTAGCATAGAAACAAAAATTTAGATATTCTCACTCCACACTGGAATGTATCGTCCATCTTCTGTCTTTGTATATGTAAGTATACCGTCACCCATCCTTCGTGTCAACTCTTGATTTGTAGGGGTGCTGTTATTTGTTATTAATTTATCTTTTCTTGGCTGCCCAATATGTATGCTCGCAAGAATAGATCTTATTTCTCTTACACTATCTTCCGAATAATATGCTCTAATTTTAAATCCACGCTTACCATTAATACTTGCCCCTATTGGTGGTGGTATAACTCCTCGTTTAATTAAGCTTGGCATATATTTTCGATGACGATTAATTAATTTAGAAGTTTCAGAAACAGTATACGCTCTCTGCCTATTACGCCTAAAGTCAGATCGCAAACATGTTTCAATTCTATCTTTAGTAATGTTATAAACAGTAACCATTCCAGTAGAACGAGAGCTGTGATGTAGTCTAACTAAATCCCCGTTTAAAAACCAAATCTTTTGGTTTCCTTTTATTACAGGGTCGTTATTGTATTTCTGGCTCTCAATTTTTCCTTTTGCAGTATCCATCTACCACGCTCACTTTCTGATGGTGGGTGAAAAAAATCTCTTACCCCACAGATAACACAAAACATTTCTATGTGATCAATCGTAGTGTATTGTCTGTCAACAAACATACGACCTTTGCATTTTTTGCAAAAAATCATAAACCACCCTTAATTAATTGGGAATACCAAGAATTATTAAATTTACTGCCAAGGATAAATCACCAGAAGCACCAAACCTAACGACTCCTTCAACACGAGAAGTTGTAACTGTTTTTAAAATAACGCTAACATTTTGTCCAGCAGGAGTATTTCCAGTATTTACTGCTGTTGCTGTTGCAATAGGCTGAAATCTAAAATCGCTTCCAAAATCATATGAAAACGTTTTTTCGTTTCCAGCAGACACGGTAGAGTTATTGGCTACTTCTATATATCCACCAATTAGTCTTGCCTCAGATGTTTTAATGTTTTGTTTTCCAGCACTAACAGTATCTATTGACGTAGTTTTATAAGTTGCAGATGAAACCTGTGTAGACAGGTCATTAATAGTATCAGCCAACTGATAGATGTAGGTAACATCTAAGGGTTGACCTCTTTCTGGTAGCGGAACTTTAGCCATATATATCCATTATATCATTAGATCGTATGCATTGCAGGACTATAAACCAACAAACTTGCAGAGTCTCTTGTTATTGGTTCACCCTTTAAATAAACTTCAACTGTTACCCTATTTGGACTTTGTTCTTGATCTACCCCGTTAATATAAAATGTTGTGGGATGAACAAGAGTAATAGAATTACCAGAGATTCTTTGAACATAGTTAAAATCTCCAAGACCTGCAGCTTTACTCCATTTTACCCAAACATCATAATCTTTTGCTTGCCCAATAATATTAGTGCCTATTTTAACAGTTACAGTATCCCAGGCAACTGTGGTTATTCCAGATGAAACTATAGATATATTTCCTGCAACATATATATAGTTTGGATTAATATTTATTATGGGGGACCAGTGAGAGGTTCTGTTTTTATCTTCAGACACAACCCTATATCTAACATCGTATTTTCCAGTTATACTATTTATTGTTGGAAGGTTGTCTTGACTAAGTTTAATTTTTTTAATAACTTCATTGGCCATTATGTTACCCCAATTGAAAATCTAAACTCAATATAATTGCTTGTGTTAGGAGACTTTATAATAGTTTCCGCTTCATCTGTTTTTATTATAGAATACCCAGTTAATCCATACAGTGGGTTAATAGTTGCAACATTTTCTAAACGCATGGCATCAAGAGCAACATAATAGTCTGCAGATGGAGATCCGCCATCAATCACACATGCATATATTTTTACAACAGTAACAGCATCCCAAGTAAAGTTAGGACTTGTATACAGTTCTTGTAATTGTTTCGATACTACAAAATATCGATTAGAAGAAAAATCTTGAACTAGCTCTGGATTACCAGATGTCCCATGATTAATCTCTACTTCAAATTTTGCAAATTCTCCACCCTCAGCATCCGTAGACGCAAAGTCAACCAATACTCTAACTGTGTCTGGTATTGATATAGAATCTCCATTTTTATTAATTACAGAAAACGCTAACCTTAACTCATCAATTGGTGAATTTTTTGTAAAATCTACATTAGCTCCAGTTAAATGAATGTGGTTTGATCCAGACTCAATGACAAAATGATCTTCTGTTGGTCCGCTATCTTCACTTACTGTTAAGTTTGAATCATCGCCTTGTATAAATATAATATTATTTAAAAATCTACATCTTTCATACCTGTTTACACGAGATGGTTTATAGAAAATTGAGTTATCTGCATTTGATTGAAAGACTGGGTTTATTGTAGCAATTACATTATCATCTTCTGGATCATCCAATGGTGATGAAATAATTGGTATTGCTACGGCTGATGCTTCAGTGTGATATTGCCAATTTTCCGTATTAGTAAATGCAAAAACATTTTTACTATCATATGCCCCAGCAGATGGATTAGAACCTGCAGAAAATATTCCAACCTCAGATATCTCGTATCTTTCTTCTGTCGGAAGTTCTGCAGTTAATACAATTTTATTAATTCCGTTTTCATTTACAAAACCTCTAGAAGATATTGGAACCCTAAACATTTCAAAATCTAAGGATTCTTTGGTAGAAAAATCTTCAGCGGTATCGGCTATATCTAATGGTGTTGGGCCACAACCTACAGCAATGTATGATGCATAGGCTGGTGCCTGACCAAGCATATATTTTCCTATTAGAGCTTTGCCAGTATTAGTTATCATGATTCAATATCTCCAAATTCCGCTTCATATATTGTAGCACTTACTGTAACTTCTACCTCAATTTGCTCGTCACTTTCCATATTAACTGTTTCTATAACTAGGTTTCCTGTTAAATTTTCTAGATATACGTTAGATCCGCTAGGCCCATTGCCGTTGTTTGGAATTTTATTTTCAAGCTTTATAGAAAAATTAGAAAAATACTTGTCAGAGGTATTTTGAATTCCTAAAATATTATTTTGGTTGTATTGTTGCTGTATTGATGAAAGATTTTTAATAGGCTGATAAGAAACCTGCTG